GGGCACAGAGAGCGGCGTTGGAACGGGTGCGCTCGGTGTCCGACAACGCCCGGCGGGCCGCAATGCCCGCCTTGCGCTGTGCGGCTTTTTGCTCCGTGATGGTCATGGAAATGGGCTCCTTTCTGCACCCGCTGGGCAAATCTGCACAAAAACCGGGACGGATTTTTGTTATAATAATAAGCGCTGGGCGCAGAAAAAGGCTATGGAACACTACGGCTGGCCGGAAGCCAGGTTTATTCAGGAATTTGGGAGATCGTATTTATGAGTGAAAAATGCCCGATTATTGCCATTGATCCGGGCAACAGGCAGAGCGCCTACTGCGTTATCGACTGCAACACATTGAGGCCGCTGGAGTTCGGCAAGGTCGATAACGAAGAATTGCGCAACAAGCTGGTTTTCGCCAATGAACAGGGCTGGCAGTGGGCGGTCATTGAAATGGTGGCTTCCTACGGCATGGCCGTGGGCAGGGAAGTGTTTGATACCGTCCTCTGGATTGGGCGTTTCTATGAAGCACTGTCCATCCAGATGGCGCAGAAGCCGCGGCTTCTCTGCCGCATCGAAGAAAAACGGCACATCTGCCATGACAGCCGGGCAAATGACCCGGCCATCCGGCGGGCGCTGATTGACCGTTTCGCAACCCACGATTTGAAAAACGGAAAAGGCACCAGCAAGAACCCGGATTTTTTCTACGGTTTCAAGGCGGACATTTGGGCGGCATACGCCGTCGGGCTGACTGCCATTGAAAATCACAACAACGATTACAAAATTTCATCTGATTGCTGAAAGGAGTACATACCATGAGTGAAATTTCCAACTACGAGGCCCAGAAGAAAAAGCTGCAGGGCCTGTGCGATGAGCACAACTTCACGTTCCGCTTCTTCAAGGACCGCTATCCCATCACGCTGGTGATCACCCCCATCAATGATATTGCTACCCAGATGGACATGCTGGGCAATGTGGAGGAAACCGGCTATTGCAGTCAGGACTCTTCCATGTGCTGGTACTTTGAGAACAGCGAGCTGAAGACCAAGGTCAAGGGTACGTTCAGCATTGACAAGGTTCTCCGCACCAAGATTGAGAACATCCTGCTGAAGATGATCTCTTTCTGGCAGCAGTTCTTCTTCCGTGACCTGATGGAGAACGGCAAACTCCGCAACTTCGGCGTGCCGGTGCCTGATGTGCCGGATTCAAATTCTCAGCGGGACTTTCAGCAGGATACCAAGCAGGATGCCCCGCAGGACGACCCCGACGATGAACCGTCCGAGGACTCCGCTGAGGACGACACGGAGGAATAACCAATGGCAAAGGCAACGGCAGTGCGAAACATCCGGGACGACCACCAAAAAGCATTCCTGAAAATCTTCAACAGCCTGTGCGGCCGGTTCAATCGGTGGCAGGTCTGGCAGGACTTCGTGATGGTGACCGCCATTGAGATTTCCAATGCCACCGACAAGCAAAATTCTCCAGAGCGCACCAAGACCTATCAGACCATCGTTTCAAAGTACAGCGATGCCGAGCAAAATAAATTTGCTGAACTGCTGGCCGAGGTCATCATGGGAATGGAGCAGAATCCCGACCAAGATTTTTTGGGAGAACTGTACATGCTCTGTGAGCTGGGCAACGATGCTTCCGGGCAATTTTTTACCCCCTACGATGTTTGCAGGTGCATGGTGGAAATCTCCGGGGGAAGCAATCCGGCGGCAGAGAATGCCGGATTTTTCTCAGTTTCGGACCCGGCCTGCGGTGCGGGCGCACTGCTGATTGCTTTTGCCAACCTGTGCAGGAGAAAAAATATCTGCTACCACGACAAGGTGCTTTTTGTGGCGCAGGATATTGACCTGACTGTAGGGCTGATGTGCTACATCCAGCTCAGTTTTTTAGGCTGTGCTGGATATGTAGTCATCGGGAACACCATTACAGAACCAAGCACCGCGTATGATCGCCGTGGGCTGCTCCCGGCAGGGCCGCAAAGCAGGATTTGGTACACACCGTTCTTTTCTACGGATATTTGGTATCTGCGCCGCCAGTGGGCGCAGATAGAGCTTCTGATGAAGCCTGTCTGCCGCCAGACCGAGCAGGCAGAGCCGGAACCTAAAAAGGATGATGCTGCGCCGCCGTTGTGTGAGACCAAGACCGGGCAGCTCACATTTTTCTGAAACCATGGAGGAAAATAAATCATGGCAGAGATCACGAACATTGCGTGCAGGAGACTGCATCCGCACCCTGACAACCCCCGCAAGGAACTGGGGGATTTGACGGAACTTGCCGCCAGCATCAAAGAGAACGGCATCTTCCAGAACCTGACCGTTATCCCCGGCCACTACCTCAACAGCCGGGAGTACATTGCGAAGTGCGTTGACGAGGGCGGGGATGCCGCAGCAGCAGCGGCAGCATGGACACCCAAGGCTGTGTGGTCCAGCGATGACTACACCATCATCATCGGGCATCGCCGGGCCGCGGCCGCACAACAGGCAGGATTGTTTGAAGTGCCCTGCGTGGTCGTGGAAATGGACGAAAGGGAACAGCTGCAAACCATGATGATTGAGAACATGCAGCGTAGTGACCTGACTACCTATGAGCAGGCGCAGGGCTTCCAGCTGATGCTGGATCTGGGCGACACGGTAGAGCAGGTGGCATCCAAGTCTGGCTTCTCCCAGTCCACCATCCGCCGCAGGGTGAAGCTCCTTTCTCTTGACCGGGATGCGTTCCGCCGGGCAGAACTTCGTGGCGCCACTCTTTCGGACTACGCAGAGCTGGATAAGATTGAGAGCGTCGAGGGCAAAAATAAGGCGCTGGAAGCTCTTGGTACTCAGAACTTCCGTCGGGTGATGCAGGACATTCTGGAAAAGCAGAAGTGGGAACACCGCAAAGCTGAATGGATTGCAGAACTCAAGAAATTTGCGGTTGAGGATCCGAGTGTTAATTATCAGACCCACGAGCATGTTACCGGGTACAGCAAGTGGAATATCACAAAAGATGTTGTTGTGCCGGAAGATGCAGATCATGTCCAGTATTTTTACAAGGTGGGTGACATCCAGATTGACCTTTACAAGACCCGCGATGTAGAAGCCGAGGATGCCGAAAAGGCAAAGAGGGATGCCGCCCGTGAGGAAGAACGCATGATTATGGAGAGCTTCCACAACATCACGGAACTTATGTTCAATCTCCGCCGTGAATTCGTAGTGGAGCTGACTCCTACCGATTGCAAAAAGGGCTTCCCGGCTATTGCCCGCTACATGGCCTGTGCCGCAGACGATGATTTTGATTTAGACCTGACGCTGATTGGAAACATCCTCGGTGAGGAGCTGTCGCAGGAATTTGTGGACAGTTCCGGCAAGGACTGGTACAAAATTCTGGATGACGATGGGGTCTACGGTGCAATGCCGGAAAAGGTGCTGCTGGCACTTGCCTATTCTTCGATGGACAGCAGCTATTGCGGTTACTGGAGTAAGGACTGGAATGTTGAGCGCCAGAAATATGTGTACTCTTATCGGGAAAATCCGACACTGGATGCCACCTATGAAATGCTGACGGCGCTGGGGTATGAGATCAGCGACGATGAGCAGGCATTGCGGGACGGCACCCACAAGATTTTCCGGGAGTACGGCCCCGATGAAAAGAAGTGGTCGGATTGTGACTACTGCAAGGCGGCACACCCGAACTGTGATAAGTGCTGCAAAGCCTGTGATGAACCTTGCAATGCCGTTCAGGACTGCAAGAAAAATGAAGAAAGGACTGAAAACGATGAATGAGAAAACTATGGGGGCTATCCCTGTTTCTGCACTGGAGCGTCTGGAGCAGAGCGCTGTGAAGCTGAGCCTGATTACTTTTTGCCTGC